CGAAGAATTTCGGGCGGCTCTCGCGTATGCGCGGGAATTATCGCAGGTTTGGTGGGAAGAAGCGGGGCGCAAAAACCTTTCCTCTCGTGAGTTTAACGCTCAACTCTGGCTAAAAAATGTGGCTTCACGCTTCAGGGACGACTATTCCGAGCGAAAAGAGATGGCGTTGACTGGCAAAGACGGCGGACCAGTGCAGATCGAGGCAAAAACCATCAATGTGGAACAATTAGACGATGAGGCGCTTGACGCCCTTGAATTGGCCCTTGCGGCGGCCGTAGAGGCTTAATGAACGCTCCCGTCTTCATCAAACACAAGGGTGAGAACATTGACGCTCGAGAGGCGCTGCTAAAGACCAGACGGGAAAAGTGCTTCCGATCCCTGCCGGAGTTCATTCGCCAAGCATGGCACGTTGTAGAGCCTGGGCAGCCTTACCTGCACAATTGGCATGTTGATCTGATCGCGAACCACTTGACGGCTATTACCGATGAGATGATGATTGACGATGAGCGTTACTACAACCGCCTCCTGATCAACGTCCCGCCAGGCACAATGAAATCCCTACTGGTCAACGTATTCTGGCCTGCTTGGGAATGGGGCCCGCGGAATATGCCGCACCTGCGCTACGTCTGCGCCTCGCACTCCCTCAACAACGCCATCCGTGATTCGACCAAGATGCGCCGGCTTATCGCCTCTGATTGGTATCAAACCATGTGGCCGCACGTAAAGTTGACAGGCGATCAGAACCAAAAGACAAAATTTGAAAACACCTCAACTGGGTTTCGCCAAGCCCTTGCCATTGATGGTATGACCGGCGCCCGTGGCGATCGCGTGATCATCGATGACCCTCATTCGGTTGACAGCGCCAACTCCGAAGCCCAACGCCAATCAACCATTGACACGTTCAAGACCGCTATCCCAACCCGCCTAAACAACCCCGACAAGTCGGCCATCATCACCATCATGCAACGCCTCCACGAAGAGGATGTATCTGGCGTGATCCTAGAAGAAGGTTTGGGTTACGATCACATCATGCTCCCCATGGAGTACGATCCAGACCGCGCCGCTCCAACCATGTTGGGCTACGAAGACCCACGCACCGAGAAGGGTGAGCTCCTATTCCCCGATCGATTCCCCGCCCATGTCGTTGCCCGTGAAAAGAAAATCATGGGATCCTTTGCCGCTTCCGGCCAGTTCCAGCAGCAGCCAACCCCAGACGACGGCGGGATTATCAAGAAGTCCATGTGGCAGTTGTGGGAAAACGACAATATGTTTCCTGATTTCGACCACATCATTGCGGCCGTCGATACCGCTTTGAGCGAAAAATCAGAGAATGACTTTACCGCCATGACCGTTTGGGGCGTCTTTTCCGAGGATCCAGTGGCTGAAGCAGCCAAAACAGGTGGCCCGTATAGGATAGAACGTAGTTACAAACAGCCACACCCAAAGGTTATGCTGATCTACGCATGGCAGGAAAGGCTTCCGTTCGCCGGCGTTGTGGAAAAAATATCATGGACGGCCAAGAAATTCCCGATCGAAAAGATCCTGATCGAAAACAAAGCCGCCGGCATCCCTGTAGCCTCTGAGCTACGCCGCCTGTATTCCAATGGCAAATTCCACGTCCAACTGGTGGATCCAGAGGGTATCGACAAGACCGCACGGCTTTATTCCATCCAGCATTTGTTCGAGGAAGGCCTCGTTTACGCCCCCGACAAGGCATGGGCCGACGACGTGATTACCCAGTGCATGCGGTTCCCGAAAGCCAAACACGACGACCTAGTGGACACGGTGGCCTATGCTATGCGATACTTACGCAAGACTGGGTTTATCCAGAGGGCAGAGGAAGTGCAGGCGGAGCTTGATGATCTCAAGGTTCACCGTGGTGCTCCGCCCATACCACTTTACGGGGTTTAACGAATGCCACTCGCTCCAGCCAACCTGCGCCTCCCTGGCGAAGACATGATTGAACCGTTTGACGGGGAAGAACTGCAGATCATTATGGATGACGGCGAAACATCCGCAGGGATGGACGAGCATGGGAACCTAATGACCATTGAGTTGCCCGATGGGTCAATTACGTTGACACTTGACGGGTCTCCCCTCGAAAAGGCCGAGAAGAATGGCGAGCAGTGGTTTGATAATCTAGTTGACGAAATAGACCAGTTTGAGCTTGGCGCTATCGCAAGTGATCTAATCAAAGGCATCCAAGACGATTTAGAATCACGCAAGGAATGGATTGAAGACCGTGCACAAGGCATTAAACTTCTGGGCCTCAAAGTGGAAATTCCCGGTCTGGCAGGTGCAGCGGACGGCGCGCCCGTTGAAGGTATGTCACGCGTTCGGCACCCGCTCTTGCTCGAGGCAGTGCTACGATTCCAAGCCAATGCTCGGTCAGAACTATTGCCTACGGATGGACCCGTAAAGATCAGGGAGGATAACAACAATGCTAACCTCGCCTCCGATCAACTTGCCAACGACCTTGAGAACGACCTCAACCACTACCTTACGGCCACTGCCAAAGAGTATTACCCTGATACCGACAGAATGCTCCTCATGCTGGGCTTTGGCGGGACGGCGTTCAAAAAAGTATATTTCTGTCCCCTACGCGGTCGTCCAGTTAGCGAAAGCGTCGACGCAGATGATCTGATTGTCAATAACTCGGCAACGGACCTATCAAACGCCAAGCGTATTACCCATCGTATCATGATGCGCGGCTCTACCGTCAAGCGAATGCAAATCCTTGGCGTGTATAAAGACGTTGACCTGTCAACACCAAAGATGGTGGAGTTAGATGCAGCACAGCGCGAAAAGAAAGCGCAACAGGGCATCAAGGTAGAGAACAACAACCCCGAAGATCGTGACCGCGAAATTTACGAATGCTATTGTGAATTAAACATCAAAGGGTTTGAGCATAAGCGCAAAGGTAGCGAAACAGGCCTCGAAATCCCATACAGAGTAACGATTGATGTATCATCAAGAGAAATCCTATCCATTGTACGCAACTATGACGAAGATACTAAAGATTTACCTGAGCCCCGCCAGAACTTCGTCAAGTACACATTTGTACCGGGGATGGGCTTTTATGATCTGGGTCTCTTGCACATCCTAGGCAACACGACGAACGCACTGACTGCAGCTTGGCGCGAAATGCTCGACGCGGGTATGTACGCAAACTTCCCAGGCTTCTTGTATGCAGATACGGGAGCCCGCCAAAACACAAATATCTTCCGTGTGCCTCCTGGTGGCGGTGCTTTGGTTAAGACTGGCGGTATGCCTATCAATCAAGCCGTTATGCCATTGCCGTACAAGGATGTTGGTGGCGGCCTTATGTCCCTCGTGGAAAACATCAACCAAACGGGGATGCGCGTTGGCGGTACGGCCGAGCAAGCGGTTGGTGAAGGCAAGCAGGATGCGCCGGTCGGTACAACGATCGCGTTGATTGATCAGGCGACAAAGGTTTTAAGCTCAGTGCACAAGCGCATGCATTCGGCGCAAGCAGATGAGTTTCAATTATTGGTAAAGTGCTTCCAAGAAAACCCAGAGTCTTTTTGGCAAAAAAACCGCCGTCCTGCACGCCAATGGGATGAGGAAACGTTTCTTCGTGCTTTAGATCAAGTCGACTTGGTGCCACAGGCAGATCCTAATACGGCATCGCAGACCCAGCGCTTGATGAAAGTTATTGCTCTAAAGCAGATCCAAGCGCAGAACCCGTCGATGTATGACCCGATCGCGATTGACACTGCGGCATTGCAGGCAGTTGGTTGGTCGAATCCTGAACAATTTATGATCCCTAAAGACGCACAAGGCACGCCTCCGCCAGAGCTACAACAGAAAATGGCCGAGATGCAGATCAAGAAGCAGGACAGCGATACGAAAGCTATGGAAGCCAAAGGCAAGATGGCTCTTGATCAAGCTCGTATGCAGTTGGATATGGCTAAAGCCCAACAAGAAGGATTGGCGGCTGGCCAGCAACAAGGACCTACGGATCACGAGAAACGTGTTGATGGTATTGATTTGATCATTAAGGAAAAGCTTGCTGACGCCAAGATGATGGATACGAAGATTAAGGCGGCTCAGTTAGCGGCTACGATGAAGAAAGACCAAGCGGATAACGCTATGGAGCAAGAAGAAATGATTGCAAAAGAACGCATTCAAATGATTGACCTTGCCCAAAACTTAGCCGTGCATCCTGAAAGCGAAGCTGTAACACGCAATCTGTTGGGATCAATCGTCCCTGCTATTACACGGGGTGAATAATGAAAGACGTGCTTCGCCTTGCAAAAACAGTCCTTCCGGCTGAACGGGTAAAACTTAAAAAAGGCGGTACAAAAACTGCCAAGAAAAACATTCACCCCGCTCGTTACATTACAGGCGTACACATACGTCACGAAGAAGTTGGCGATCCTATTTTTATGGGTGCACCATGACCGGCCCCATTACCGCCTATCACGGCTCACCGCATGACTTTGAGCAGTTTGACACGTCCAAGATCGGCACGGGTGAAGGCGCACAAGCATATGGGCATGGGCTGTATTTTGCCGAGCATGAGCCTGTGGCGAAGGGGTATAGGGACCAATTAGCAAAACCCGAACCAAATAACCCTCATGCCAATGCTTGGGATCTTATAAACAGATACCATGACAATGAACAAGATTTGATCAATATGTTTGAGAGTATGCCTAATCGCAATGAAATGGCAGAAGGAACTTTGCAATCACTAAAAAGTGGTTTGTATAAAAATTACCAACCAAAAGGCCACATGTACGAGGTCGCCATCGACGCGCATCCTGATCACTTTTTAGATTGGGATAAGCCAGTTGATTTACAACCATCTCATATTCAAGATGCGGTTTTTGATACTTTAATGAAAGCCCACGAAAAAGCGGGAAATAAAAAATTTATGATTGGCTCTTTTAGAGGGCCAATTAGGGATGAAGAAAACAAAAAGCATTCACGTTGGGATACTTTGTCTGGCGGTGCAGTTCATAATATGCTTTCAAAAGTTCTTGAACCAGAAGAGCTTTCTCACTCTTTGTCGGCAAATGGCATTCATGGGATCAAATATCTTGATGAACAATCAAGAGAAAAGCGATTTGGCACCCACAACTACGTTGTCTTTGACCACAACCGTGTAAAAGTTCGGCGAAAATATGAAGAAGGCGGCTTCGTTCGTCGTGCCTACAAAAAAGGCGGTAAGGTTGAGGGCGCAATCTGGCATGAGCGCGATGCGTTTGATGACGGCGGTGACGTCCGTGGCGGGGATAGCGTAGGCGGCCTTCGTGGTGACACGGGTGGGTTTAGCGGTATGTCGGATAAGTCCGAAAGCGAAACCAAAAATGATACAGGTGGCGGAGAAGATAGCGGTTTTGGAAAAGGTTTTTCTGACGTCGCAAGCGCGATTGGCAATGCTATTATTTCTCCTGCCGAGGCTAAAGAAAACCCACCGCAACTTGCAAGGTCATTTATAAATCCGCACGAAACCGTAAATGCCGCGTTGGCTAGTGGTCGAGCAGATGTGGCTCCTTCTGGTCTTATGCATGGTGTCGGCACAGAAAAAGACGTATCAGAAGCTAATGCCGCGGAGGCAGCCGCTGCAAAAATGGATTTGGCTTTTGGAAAACCTGTCGGCACAACCACATTTAACACGCCACCATTAGGCGGTGGAGAATTTGAACCACCTCGATCGGCAACGGGCACGCCTGCTGAATCACTTCTTGCTTCTGTTCAGCCATCAACGCCAACAATCGAGCAAATTAAAGCACCTGCTGATGCTTTTGTAAAAGCTGCTAATGCGGGTATTGCGGGGATGCAGGATCAACCGCAGCATTATGAGCCTATGGGCAATAAAATTGAATACCAAAATCCATTTAAAACGCCTACAGAATTTCAAACGCCCACAGGAACATACACTGGATCATATGATCAAACGGGGGCTGCAGGCACACCGGCGCAATCTATTGCTGCAGTGCAGCCAACGGCGCCGACTAC